TGGTCATACATTATTTGATCTTGAAATGACAATCGAACATGATGCTGAGGTAAGATTAAAAGAAATAGGTTCTGAACTAATTGCTAAAGCAAATGAAGATAAGTATAGTGAGCTTATTAGAGCTGAGATAGGGTCAAAAACGATGATTGAAGACCTTAGCTATATCATTGCCTTCCTAGAAAGAAAAAACGTTTCTGTGGAGTGTGTTAATAAAGCATATATGTTCTATCAATTTACTAGAAAAACTGTAACAGATATTTTTAAAACAGTTCAACCTTATCATACAGCATATGATTTACTTAAGAGAGGAAAAGGATTGTCTAAATCAGAAATGATTGAGCTAGATGATAATATTCCAAACGGTGTAAATAAGTTTAATGATATGGTTCCAATGTTACAAGAGCTGTGCTATAGAAAGAATGAATTATTAGTTCTACCAGCTGAACGAGTTATGGTTCCTAGATATAATATAGAGCCACTACCACTAACTACACTAGACTCTATGATTGTTTCTACTGCATCTGGTAAATCAGAAGGTCAGTATGAGATAGCATACTTTCAAGATAATGTTCCTTTCTTTGGAGCCAATAGAAAGTCTATAGAGTATATGGTTCGTAGTCCTATTGAATCTTTTTTATTGTGTCATTTTAATGATACAGATAAGAGTAAAAAAATAGGTATTGAGATTGATCCAGAAGGTCAACAAGTTTGTGGATATAGAAGTGAAAAATACTTTATATCTGGTGCAAATATGGTAGCTTTTGACATTGATGATGGATTAGAATTGACTAGAGCAAAGTCTTTGCTTGAGAATTATACATATATTATTTATACTACTAGGAGCCATCAGAAAGATAAGAATGGTTTTGTTTGTGATAGATTTAGAATTATTATGCCAACGAAACAAACTTATTATTTAGAACCAAGTCAATATAAAGAGTTCTATATTAATCTTGAGAGTAGACTGGGATTAGATGCTAATGATATACAGACTAGAAATGTTAGTAGGTTATGGTTCACCAATAAGGATGCTGAAGTTTTTGTAAATGAAGGTGAGCTATTAGATACTAGTAGTGCATTGCCAGATACAGAAAAGACAGAAGCTATATTGCCTATGCTTGAAACAGTTAATTCTTGGTTGGGCCAAGGAGAAATTGATATTAGACTAGAAGGAATTTATAAGCATTTTATTACTCAAACATCTAAAGGCGGTAGAAATGGTCAGATGTTTAAGCTAGGAAAGATGATTAAAGATTTAGGACTTGATCATAAGGAACATATATGCAGAGTTAATGCTATGTTATATGAACCACTAGGTGATCATGAGTTAGAGTTGCTATACAAAAGTGTAGCTAGATAATTATTGGCAGTCAATAGAGAACCTCTATTCGTAGTCAAGTGAACTATATAAGTTTAAACTTGAGATGTAAGTCCAATATATTTTATAAAGTATAAAGGAGTCATATGGATAACAACATAGTGTTGATTTACGGTAGTTCGGGTTCAGGTAAAAGTTCGTCATTGCGACACTTGGATTTTGATAGCACAGTATTTATCAATATCGAAGGTAAGATGCTTCCGATTAGAGGAGCCAGCAAGATGCGGCAAGAGGCACCTAAGAATCTAACGGAAGTTAAAGTAGCAATAAAAAAAGCAGTGGATGACGATAGTGTAAAAACTATAATCTTCGATTCACTAACAATGTTCGGAGATAATATATTATATCCAGAACTGGTAAGAGATGTACCTGATAGTAGATCAGGTTGGTTGGACTACAGGGATGCTATATCAGGAATGCTAGAGTATTGTAAGAAGTCAGGAAAGAGTTTTGTCTTTATTGCTTTAGCATCTGATGTACTAAATGAAAAAGAAGCTGTACTAAAGACTGTACCTGCTATTCAGGGAAGTATGAAGAATAGTTTAAGTAGTCATTTTACTGTGGTTCTTAAGACAAATGTACTTGTTGAAGATGGAGAACTTAGATATGTATTCCAAACAAACAAGACTGCAAAAGATAAAGACAATGAAGCAAAGAGTCCATTCGGATTATTTGATGAACTGTACATTGACAATGATGTAAAGTTAGTATTTGATTCAATAGATGAATATAGGTAAAGTTGTGGTATAATTTCTTCATAAGTCCAGTAATATGGCAGAGACTAACAGTTGCTTGAAATTATAGCAACGAACTCTTATCTACGATAGGGGAAATTATGAACAATCACAAAGAACTAGAAAGATTATTTTATTACAAAGACGGAAATCTTTACAACAGAATCCAAAGAGGTTCAGCTGGAAAAGATGTTATTGCTGGAAACTTAGCTAATAATGGATATTTTTGTATTAAAGTAAATGGAAAGAGCTATAAAGCTCATAGGTTAATATACAAATTTCATAATCCAGAATGGAATTTATTCGATAGTGGAAAATCAAATCAGATAGACCACTTAAATAGAATAAGAGGTGACAATAGAATTGAAAACCTAAGAGTAGTGACTGCTCAAGAAAACAGTCATAATAATGGAGCAAAAGGATATTATTGGAATAAAGCTACTGAATTGTGGCAAGCTTCAATAAGAGTAAATGGTAAAGCATCACATTTGGGTTTCTTTAAAAAAGAAGGAGATGCTAGAAAAGCATATCTTGAAAAGAAAGCTAAAGTAATTGAAGCAATTAACGAATATAAATAAAAAAAAAGACAAGGAATTAATATGAGCAACTGGGGATTAGACACAGAATTATTAGAGAAAACAAAAAGAGATAGCGTAGCAGTAGTAGGTGGTGGATTTAAGCCATTAGATAGTGGTTCTTATAAAGTAGCTATTGATAAAATGTACATTAATAAAACAGATTCTGGAGCACAGATGATGAACTTAACATTTAAAATTAAAGATTCTGAGAAATTAATTTTTGCTAAGTACTGTACTAGATCAGGTGACGAAAAAGGAAACAAAGCTACATTTACAATATTAGCTTCACATCCAGAGTTCTTAAAGAAACAGTATGCAGTTGGTTCTGAATGTCCACTACCAGACTATAAGTTTATCACACAGTTATTTGCTGCTACTAAGTCTGAGATGATTGACAATGCACCAGAGGAAGGTATGATTAAAATTGGAGACAATACTGTATCTGCTAAAATCTTTAAGACAATGATTGGTAAAGAGTTAACTGTATGTGGTCAAGTTCAAGAATCTGAATACAATGGTGAAGTTAGTGAGAAGTTTGTTCCAGTAGTTTACTTAGATACTGATGGGTTAAATGCTAATGGTGATGAGATGGTTGAAAAGTTCAATAAGAAGATTGAAAAAGAACCAGTAAAAAGACTAAAACAAAAAACTGTTATAGCTAAAGCTCAATCGTATGAGGACGCTCCTTTTTAATGGAGTGGTTCTTTGAAGGTAATCCTGCACCGCAGGAGCTACCTTTTGCTTATGGATTTACTTACAAGATAATCTTTAAAGATAGTGATGGTAAGAACTGGAGCTATTATGGAAAGAAGTCTTTCTATAGAGCCAAGACACAACCTCCACTGCAAGGTTATAAGAGAAAAAGAAGATCTATGGTTGAATCTGATTGGAGAACATACAATGGTTCTTCTTCTTTAAGTAAGGGTATGGAAGTTGTTAGTAAAGAGATATTGTCTCTAGCTAATAGCATGAACCACTTGTCATACTTAGAAACTAAATTATTATTTGAGCACGATGTACTATACAATGAAGATAATTTAAATGCTAATATTGGTGGAAAGTATTATGACAATGTAGACAGAAGAGCTGGTAAGTGGCTCAAAGTTTTTGAAGGACAATGCTAATGGAAAATATGGAATCTATAGAAAGACTAGACAATGCTACATCTGACTTAGCTAAGGCAGCTAATGCTATAGTTGAAAAGATGAAAGAGAAAGCAAGTAATGATGTTCAATCTTATAATGTTGGTGAAAGTAATTATGCTGAGAAGAATATACAACCATGGCATATATGGTCTGAGTATAAGTTAGATCCATGGAGAGCAGATATTGTTAAGAGAGTTCTTAGAACAAAAGAAGGTCAAGGTAAGCTAGACTTAGAAAAGATTATACATATATGTAGATACTTATTAGAAAAGGAATACAATGAGAGAGATTAAATTTAGAGCTTGGTGCGGAACTGAAGTATCAAGTCCTTTTATGCAATATTCAGAGCAAGCTGAAAGGCTAGACTGGTTTTTTACTGACATAGGAGAATGTAAAGAGCTTATGCAATACACAGGACTTAAAGATAAGAACGGTGTAGAGATTTACGAATTTATGGAAATAGATAGAGTATGGGAAGTTCAATATTCCAATGGGAGTTATGTCTTGATTAATATCTCAAATGATGATATAATAACATTATATAAATACATGGAGCAGAAAGATGGACAAATCAAAGTTACTAAAGAATACACAAAAGTATAGAGAAACACCAAAAGGTGTTCTTACTAATATGTATAGCAATATGAAATCAAGGCGAGAAGTTGAATTCACACTAGAGGAATTTCACGATAGATTCTTAACCGACAAAAAGTTTATTAGGCTTCATAGTGAGTGGATAAGTAGCGGAAAAGATAAAATGAAGAAACCTTCACTTGACAGAATTTCAAACAAGAAAGGATATACAGTAAAAAATACGCATATGCTGACTTGGGCCGAGAACAGACACAAGCAAGTTATGGAAAGAAGAAGCAGAAAAGGCAGTGTAATACAGTATCTTAATGGTAAGCAGATAGCTAAATATAGAAGTCAAAAGGAAGCTGTTAAGCAAACTGGTATATCACAAGGAAATATGTCTGAACATATGAACGGAAAACGACCTCATGTAGAAGGATTTACTTTTAAGTTTGAAACAGAAGTAATAGGAAGCATACATGAAAACACAGAACTATTAAAGGAGGACTAATGAAAGCAGTAATTAGAGGACTACATCCAAGAGAAGGTGACAATGAATATGTTGTTATCTTTGAAGATGGAAGAGAAATTAAGTGTGCAACAATAGATGATGCAATGAAGATAAAGGAAGAAGGATGATTAGCTACTGGCAAAAAGGATTAGCTAAGTGGAGAAGTGATAGAAACATTACTGAACCATCTGGAAATATTGTTATGATGATACATGAAGAAGTAACTGAATTACATGAAGCTGAGATCAATAAAGATGAACATGAGATAGTAGATGCTTTAGCAGATATTATTGTACTGTCTGTTAATGAATTAGAACTGATGGGTTATGATGTTGATGGTGTTATGAATGAAGTAGTTAAAGAAATTAGTTCAAGAA